TCCAGTTTGCAACCCAACATCCCGGCATGATTCCCGGAGCCGTCCGAGGTGCTGGTGTTGGCGGCGGGCACGTCCAGGACGAGAGTTCCCTTCTCATTGAAAGCGAGCAGGGGCGCAATTTGAGTCGTCTAAGTTTAATGCAGCGCCAATTTGCAACAGTGCCGTATATCGGTCGAGGTTCGGTCGATCCCATCTTGGAATCTCAAATAATGCAAGGGGATTCTATCCGGGATAAAAAAAGCGCAATCGCTTCTTTAGATACATTTACAAAGTATGGAATGCACCCCGAAAGTCAGGGGTTTTCCAATGAAATCCAAAAGAAACCTGTTCAGGAAAATGCTCTGTCCGCACCTCGCGGCGGCGCATCTACTCGCGAAATCAATGTTGATTATTATCAACAAAAGAACGCGAAATTTTAGGCGTATAATAATTTGCTAGCAAAAAAAATCCATCACTATTATATATATGCATTCACGTCTCGACAAAAAGAAACCGCATCACGCACGGAAGACTCATCGCGCCGGGAAAACGCATCACGCTAGGAAGACGCGTAACGCTAGAAAAACGCGTCGTGTCAAAGAGAGCACGTTTTGGGAAAAATTCCTTGGTCTCTAGATGTAACAAATCCGCATATTATTTGTAACGTTACAAATAATATAAACAGTTTTAAGATGTATGTATATGTCATCACCATATCAATATAATTTAGACGTCACCTATAGCAATGACGTCGAATACCGCCAATGTATTCGCAGTCTCTTCTGCATGATATCCAAAGAAAACAATGACGATGAATTCATGGATGAAATAACTCGCGATGAAAATAATTACGACGACGAAACCGCAAAAAAAGCATTGGACTATGTTTATGATCATACGCAGAGACACCCCCTTTTCATGAAATTATATGAAATGGCTGCCGGTCATATGTTGTCTTTAGACAATACGATTGGACTGTCTGTGCTGTGTTCATATGATTATTTGCATTTGTTTCACAAATGTATTCAGTGTTTTATGACAGAACCGGAGGCGTTTAACAAAACACATCCATCATATATCAAAATCAAGGACGCGCTTTAGACCTACAAATAAATCCATATCTTGAAAACATATTCAAATAGTTACTGCGCGTACAGTCCCTCAAACTGGGTTAGTATGCGGAGTCTTAATTTGTAAACATATAGTATAATATGGCTTCTACTCGCAATAAAAATACAATCGGAAACTACAAAGCACAGGTAAAGGAGAACGAAACAATCGAACATTATACCACAAACCGGGAAAAAATGTTTGCCGATCCGAGTTATTTGGCGGGCGACGGATTGATACAGGGTCACATGCCCGATAATACATTGTCGACGAATTCGACCAATATAGAGTCATTCCTATTCGGCATTGGCGCGAATAATTTCATTCACCCACAACATAGTTTTAACGCCGAGTTGAACATACTTCAACCGGTATCGATTGTGGATCGCCGCGTCCCCCTTATCATGCCAAAACCATTGGACCCGTTGCGAGACCAGCGTCCATTCCCAGTCCCAAAATAATGGGAATATTGCAGATATATGTTTTTACAAATACACTTAAAAAATTGGTTGAATATATACATAGATGAGTAGATTTATGTATATGTATCGCAATGGTCCAAAGAAGTCGGCGGCAACGAAAGTGGAGGAACCGGACGAGGACGACGGAGAAGATGACGATTTAGTGAATTCGGACGCAACTAGCAATCAGAAAATTACGCGCGAGAATAATCACGTTTATTTTCATTCAGAAGTGAATCGCGGTGCAATCTTCCAATTATTAAATCATATACGCTCTGCCGAAGAAGCGTGTATTCTTATGAAACATCGTTTCAATCTCAAGGATGTCCCTATCTATTTACATATCAGTTCTTTCGGAGGATCGGTGTTTGATGCATTGACCGCGATTGATGTAATTCAAAATTGTTCAATTCCGATACACACGATTATTGAGGGAGCCACTGCGTCGGCCGGAACATTAATGAGTGTAGTGGGGAAGAAGCGATTCATTCGACCCAATGCATATATGTTGATTCACCAACTTTCTTCTGGATATTGGGGAAAAATGGCGGAGTTGGAGGATGAATTTCAAAATTTGCAATCATTAATGGTCCGAATTAAGGATATATACAAAAATAATGCCAAGATCCCGAAGAAGGAATTGGGCGAGGTATTAAAGCACGATTTATGGTGGGATAAGGATAAGTGTATGCAATATGGTTTAGTTGATGAAGTTTGGTTGAATTAAAAAAACGTCAACAATACAGGATCCAGGGACGGATTCATATTTTTCCCGATTTTCTCCGATGAATTCACATAGGAGATAAAATATTTGCGCAATTTGGCGAACATGTATACACTAGGCAAAAAGAATAAATAATCGCAAAATATTTATTCTTTCAAACGCGCGATCGCAAAATCTAATCTCACATACCATCATTTTTTTCCAGTTCTATCGTTATATTTTCTGGGGTAATTATTTCATCCGATAAACCTGTGTATAACTTGATCAAAAACCCAATCGCACCGTCGATCATTATATACACTAATATGCTATAAAAATTTTATAGAATATTATTATTTACATGTGCAAAAAATCAAAGAAGGATAAAAACCCAAACGTAGCCAGATAGGTTTTGACGTGACCATCAACGCATACCTCACCTACATTAATAATATTGCTAAACAATAACATGAGCAATACACTCATCAATACTGAATAGGATTTGTGCAAAATATCGGTCAATATTTCCATATATTGGACCTGCTCGAGTTGATTCGTTCGTTTTGCATAAATTCGCCAGGCGACACACGCTAAAAACAATACTTTTAATGACAATATGATGACTAATAGCGATTGGAACCAAATCGAATATTTTTCCATGTATAACATATCCAAGTATATTTTTTACATCCGCGCCTAATCCGTAAAAGAAACCACGATTTTCACATTTTCCTTTTTAATGCATTTACATGCGGAAATCGACAACTCCTCGCGTCTTTTGCGCGTTTTCCCGTTGTCGTTTTGTAGTGTAATTGTGGTCATCTCATGATTATCTATGCTCTGCTTTTTCTTGGAAATACTATTGCGTTCATTCATGTCCTTTTCAATATCCGAATAATTCTCTTTAATGTAATCCACGATTTTGTGTTCAATCGCCCATTTGAAGAAATTCAACTGTCCAATGGTCGTTTCCATGTAATTATCGTCGTCATACGGAATTCGAATGCGATCCCAGCGGCAAAAAGGATCGAATCTGCGTTTGGAATACGCCTTCAATTTCAACTTATAATCATTATATACCTTAAAACGCACCGATTTATCCGAATCGGGTGACTGTGGCAAATCATATATAGTATAATATTTTTTGGCGTAGTTTGTTACAAACCAATCCACAATTCGCAATGAAATATGCGTGTCTCCACTAATTACGGTCATCATATATTTTAAATGCGTTGAATCTTTGTAAAAAGACATCAAATTCTCTAGTAATAAACCATTTTGCGTTTTCTGTTTTAATGACATTTTTCTTATTACTATGCAGAACGTTTTGTGTTTAAATATATTTATGCATTATTCATATTTCAAATCAAGACGAATCATGAAAATTGAATAATATCTTCGCCTATGATATAACATTTTGGGATGTTCAGTGGACTTCGTTTAGTTGCTTTCGGACTTTTATGCAGCGTATTTTCGGCATTGACACATTCCGTAACCGGCAGCGCCTGCGTATGCACGACGGTGCAATGTCCAGTTGTAGGAGTAAATACATTGGTAATGGGCGATGGTGGGTCGACCGTTAAATACACATACATTGAACATGGCGGACATGCAGTAGTATCGTCAGTCAATGGAATCGTTTCGCCCAAATCTTTGGATAAAGGTACTGAACCCACAAAGTGCACCCAGGATTATTCGCGCATGTTAGAAGACGATGGTTCGTCGAATTGTGACGCGGGACATATTATGGCAAATCGTCTGGGTGGATATGGCAACGAACCGATAAACATTTTTCCGCAGAAATTCGCAATTAATCGTGGTGCATATGCACAATTTGAAGGAAAAATATATGAATGCATCAAGAGCGGCGCCAACCAAGCCACGTTAAATTGGCAATTTTCATATGAAAGCACAAACCATACAATGCCCAATAAAGTAGTTTATAGTGCGGATTTTGATAAGGGGGATTGCACACATATTGAAGATAGTTTTGCGAATTAATGGTTGTATACGAGTCTTAAAATTATTTTATTTACTAAATAGCAAATAAAATACGTGTTGTTTTCGTAAAAGTTAATCACAGCATTTCACTTTACTGCCAATCATACGAAAATAATAATTGTTATACATTACATTCTTGGTCAACGCTTTTGCCAAGGTCTTATCGCTCATTGTTAGTTGTTTAATGCAGTCATATTTACAAACAAATTCTTTTATCAATATATTGTCGCACGAATACTGCCCGACACCATCTTTATACAATAACGGTTTTCCATATTTTTGTTCAAACGCGTTTTTCAATTCGTCCGGGCATTTCTCATATAGCGCATAATAATGACCATCTCTTGGCGACGCGTTTTTAACGGAGTTATCTAATGCAGAAATGGACGCATACCCATTTTCGATAGCAGCCGTTTTTCGGTCCATATACACATTCAATATTTCGGTTTTTTCGCCGTTCATCTTTGCAACATAACCGATGATTTGCATCTTAGTTATTTTGGTTGGTGGCAGATTATGGATTACATCTGGGTCGAAATTTCTATCTACAAATGCCCAACGATATTCATTGTAAACGGTATTTTCTTTTACCGCCTTATCAATACTCGGTCGTTTAACCTTGAAATTGTATTCCTTCAAACATTCTGCAACTGATTCGTAAACTTTTACAATAGACATCGTTTCCGGGTTGATTTTTTGGAGACGCGGTCCGACCGTTACTAATTGTTGATTGAACCCAGTTGTCGTTCTAGTTTGCGTTGAATTTATTTTGGATACGATATTCAAGTTCACCGTTTCTAGATTATCTATTTTGCACGACATTTGTTTTACAGTTTGAAGTAATTCTTGGATTAGCATATTGTCGTTGTTGGTTGTTTTCATTTCTAACATTAGTTTTAGTTGTTGAATTTCTAGTTCTAACTTATGTGTATCATTGTTGTTAAAATATTTGATATTATTATTGACTATATCTAATACAGTATGATAAGACAGGTTCTTTCCGATTAGAAAGAGTTCTAGTTCTGTTTCGTGACCAGGTAGATCGGTTACCTTATTTCGTCTAATTGAATCGTGCTCTTTCATAAATGTTTCAAAGTCTCGGCTCCGGTTGACCGCAAAACAATCTAATAACAAACACTCTTCGTATTTCGTTTTATGTTCATTGTATCTACCCAAGACTCCCTTTCGACTTTCGCCGATTTTTATGATATATTGTCCGTTTTCAAATGTTTTTACTTTCATTATATAAAAAAGGGCGCCGCTCGTCGCATATTCCTGCATTAACACCTTTTCCCGTTCTAAAAACTTCTGTTTTGCTAACTTGGCGTCGTATTCTTGTTTGTTTTTGTCTTCAATTTGAAGGATTTCATTTTTTGCGTTTTCTAATTGAAGTTTTAATTCATTGCTTTCTTCTACTAAAAAATCATGTAAAACAGTTTCTAATTTAATATAATAATCGTGAATTTCATCTGCCTTTTTTGTTCCTGCTTTCAAACAGAACTTTTTGAACGTGTCAACATTTAACATAATAATTTCCTTGTTGTGACCGCCTCGCGTTCCTGTCTTTGCTCCCGAATGTTCGGGCGCAACTTTTACAAATGTTTGCTCAACCGGCAAGTTGAGCAATATTTTATAATCTTTATCAATAATAAATATTTTAGTTAGTAATTCTTTTGATTTTTGCTTCGTGCTAAATCCTAACCAATTCCACACGTTATCAAAGTCAATTACGAAATCATTTTTGCTATCGTGCTTCAAATAGCAATAAAAACTTGCTAAAAACATTTGTTGTTCATAGTTATTAAAATGTTGTTGCACCTTCTCCACCAATTTTGACTGGTAATTGCCATTTAACTTGGTAATTGGATTGCTTTCAATGAGATTTACGATGTCTATGCTCATTCTATACATTATGTATTAGTAGTTCTTTATATTGTTTATTGCTTAGACTAACCAATAAGCATTAATTTAAAGTTGAATGTCGTTAAAATGATGAATTATATAAACAAATAAAAAACCGATGAAGAAAAACGAGAGGACGCGCGCATTCGCAAAGTAAATCAACGTTTGCGATTAAAGGATAAATATAGCAACGACGAATATAACAGACAAAAGGCAGCAGATTTGGCAAAATACAGAAAAAATAAAAAGGTGGAGGTGTAACAATGAAGTCCGCAGCATTAATTTATAATTTTTTATAAATTAATTAAGTTTTACATTAGAATATTTTTATTTTGTTTTTACGGTTAATTTTTATTTGTTTGAAGGTCACGCAAACAATGAAGGTCACATAACAATTTGATCAATTACTGTACGCCACGCCAGCCATGCCGCTCATAACGCGGAGGACGTTGTAATTGGTGGCGTAAACACGGACCTTGGCAGTGGCAGTTCCACCGACAGTGGCACTGGAAAGCACAAGCTGAAGGGTGGCATTGTCAATTCTGGAGAAATTGCAAGAGCCGCTGGGTTGGTGCTCCTCCGGTCTCAATGCAAAGGAATACACGTTGATACCCGCGTCAGGGTTACGGGTGTGGTGCTGGAAGGGCTGGACGGTGTCGAAGTAAGTACCCTCGCGCTCGGAGAAGCGGTCCTGGCCGTTAAGCTGGAGCTTGGCAGTCACCACAGGGTTCTCACCCCAGCAGTGCATGTCAAGAGCGGTCTCAGACAGAACGAAAGTTCCGGCATCAGACACGAAGGAACCCTCCTCAACGCCGGCTCCGTTAGGACCCAGGGCGGTGTGGAAGGTGTTGGCAGAGGTACCCCACTGAACACCGGGGGTGGCTCCACCCATGGCTCCGGGGTCCTGGAAGAGACCGGCGCTGGTGATGAAGGCATCGGATCCAGAGGTCTGGGCCTCACCTCCGTAAGCGTGGACGGCGTTGGGGAGGGCATCGATGGCATCGGTGTAGTTGAAGGGCTGGGCACCCAGAGTGCGGTAGAGGGTCTGACCGCCCTCGAGGGAGGCGCAGTAATCCACGTTGGCATCGGGTTGAACAACCCAGATGAGCTCCTTGCAAGGGTGGTTGAAGTTGAGCTTGATCTTGTTGCTGGAGGAGCCGACGGACTCGTCACCAGTGAACTGGAGCTGCTCAATCAAATACTCATGGGGGTTCTGGGCCATCTTTCTGCGCTCATCGGTGTCGAGGAACACATAGTCGATGTAGAGGGAGGCGGCAACAAGAGACTGTTGGTAGGCGGCAGAGACGGACTGGGATCCAGATGTTCCCTCAAGGGTCTTGACGGCCCAGAGGCACTCACCAATGGGGCGGAAATCAATGTTGATCTTCACCTCGTGGTATTGGAGGGCGATCAAGGGAAGGGCAAGTCCGGGGTTGCGGCAAAACCAGAAAAGGAGGGGCACGTAAAGGGTGGTCTCGGGAAGAGCCTTGCGGGGGGCACACACCTGGGTGGGTCCTCCGGAGGCGGCGCAGGGACCGCTGATATCGGCAAAGGAAGGATCAGTGATGTAGGTGAGCTGGGTGGTGTTACCAACCATTTGGAAGTAACCGCGCAACTGCTCAGAAGGCATGGTCAGCTGGTTCCAGATGTGCATCCAGTCACCATACTGGCGATCGATGCGTTGACCACCAATCTCAACCTCCACCTGGGCGATAAGTTGCTCGCCGGGGAAATCTAACCAGCGGGCATAGACACCTCCGGTGGATCCCTTCATGGATTGGTTAATCTCGGGGAGGGTCACCTGGAGGTAGGTGCGGTAGCACAAATCACCGTTACGGCTGATGGTGCATGTCACACGACGACCGAAATCAGCCTGACCAGAGAAAGTCTGCTCAATGGACTCCATGGCAAAGTTGGTGTGGCGTCTGTAAGACACCTTCCAGAAGGTGATCTCGGGGGTTCCAGTAAGAAAAACGTCTTGTGCGCCGTAGGCGACGAGTTGCATGAGTGCTCCTGCCATTGTCTTATAACCTTTCTATAGAAAATAATTTTGGGAAAGTGTATTTAATTAAAAATATACACGACGATTTTTTCGGACAGTTCAATTCGACAAGTTGTCGTCATAAAATATCACGCCATTTCTAAAAAAACACTGCATATTTACAGAAATAATCACTCAACCCGATTTTATATGGAAAAATTAAAATGCCTAAAGAATGGATTGAATGATTATTTCGGTAAATTTGAATTTCATTAATTGACTAAATAAATCCTTGGTCGGATCGAGGATTTATTTATAGACTGCCGGATCTTTAGGAAGTTATATTCCAAAATTTGGATTTATTTATTTCGCAACGTTACCATTTCGCTGTCAAATTTGGCAGCGATCGGTTATTTATTGAGAATTGACAAATCTAAATTGGAATGGATGAATGTTTCTAAATAGTTTTCTTGGAAAACCTCCCTTTTTCCTTCGTGTTTTTTGGAAAAAGTGTATTCGGCACCCCTTTTTTTAACAGACCACCCCTTTTCCAGGGCATTTATAATAAAAACCATGCGATGAAATTGTCTTGTATTGATTGACAATGAAGATGGTATTTCGGAAGTCATCGTTTCTGCTCCCGACATTTATAGAGATTTGAGGATTTAAAATGACTGAATTAACTATAAACCGGATTGCGATTGTTTCATTTTGACAAAGTGTCTCTAGGTCGACGCGGAATATTTCCACTAAACATTTCTAATCCACAATAGCACAATGGAATGCATAAAAATCCGCCTATAGTGGATGTTATTACTATGGCAACGGCTGTTCCGAATGTCATTCTGTATTATTAGGTATCTCTATTTTTCTAAGTTGATTTTTTCATTACATTCTCCTTCTTGGATTTCGAACAACAATATCAATTATCAAAGAAATTAGTTAAATATACACCCCAATATTTTGTATACATGTCCAAGAAAAATCAACAAAGACAACTCACATCTTTGGATGAAAAACATAGCGAGATGATGGCATATTTCGAGCGTATCGATACCCACACTATACCTCAGTTACATGCCGAAATAATTCAACATAGAACCCAACTCAAAACCTTATCTAAAACATGCATAGACGCCATTATGGATTGCAAGGACCAGATTCAGGAAAAGAAAAGAATGATCAAATCATATGAAAAGGAACAGCAAACCTATTTCTTGGATAATTCAAAATACATTTTCGATTATTTCGAATCCAAGAAACAGATTTCATCCGGCGATCCTCATCAAAACGTCAATGTCCTAAATTCCTTCTTTAAAGTAAAATCGAATAATCCGGACCGACAAGATGCATCTAAATATGTGCAATCGAAAAAGTTATACCAAGAATATTGGTACAATGTCAATAAGGAATTCACGAATATCCAAGACTGTTTTGTATCGTGTGATTTATGTCAAGTCTGCAATAAAGGCGAAATGGTCCCCCAAGAGGATGAGGGAGTAATGATCTGCAATAATTTCAAATGCGGGCAATTTATCATGCATATCGTGGATAGTTCAAAACCGAATAATAAGGAACCGCCCAATGAAGTATCTTATACGGCTTACATTCGACTCAACCATTTCAAGGAAATCTTGTCGCAATTCCAGGCCAAAGAAACCACGCAAATCCCCGAGGAAGTCATTGACCAAATCCGCGCGCGCATTAAGAAAGAACGCATTACGAATATGAAAGAAATCAATTACGACAAAATGCGCGAAATATTGCGCAAATTGGGTCTCAATAAATATTTTGAGCACATTCAATATATCAACTCTCTTTTTGGTATAAAACCGCCGGTTATGAATGAGGAATTGCACGAGACATTGTGTGTCCTATTTATCGAAATTCAAAAACCATGGGCCGTTCATTGTCCGCCAAATCGCACAAATTTTTTCAATTACACGTATACACTTTATCAATTGTGTGTTTTACTTGACCAAACCCAATATTTGCCGTTTATTCCCATGATGAAGGACCGCGAAAAACAGTTGGAACAGGACATGATCTGGAAAAAGGTCTGCGAAGACTTGGACTGGGAGTTTTTCGCAACAGTTTAGGCAGGTAATGCAATATGTATTCCAAATAGAATACACATTGTCCTCGATTTCCATGTAAAATGCGTGGAAATAAAATATGTGCCAAGTATAACATGTATCACATATTTCTCCATGTTGCAAGTATTGCCATATTGGAAATCACCTTCTTTTTTTATTACATTGGACCAAAAGAAACCGACATGTTTTTAGTATATATTCAACGAATAATAGACACCCCTGTATTTGACAATCATTATTTGCTGCAACAATTCGCAAATAATTCATCGGAGGTACGCGCAATTGATTACCAACCAATCGTCATTCCAATAATTACAAACAGCACGAAGTACGCAAAGAATTACTTATACAACGAAAGTCTTCAAGGACTTTCAGATCGAGAGCAGCATAACAGCGAACTATTTTTGCAATCAGTCAAATATTGGGCGATATTTACAGCATTCAGTTTTGGCGTATACATATGTCAATGTTATTACCATAAATGCAATGCAAATAAACAGGACAAAAATGTGGTCACCGCGACGTTATCCGATTCCGGTGTACATAACGTGATAATGGTTCCCTATAGAAAGACGTCGATTGACATGGAAGATATTGAAATGGTTCCCTATAGAAAGACGTCATTTGACATCGAAGATATTGAAAGCAAAGAAACCAAACCGATTTCGCATGATATCGTAACCCGAGCAAATCTGAATAATTTGTGCAAAATCGGATTCAATTATGTTATATTTGGAGGATGCATTGTGGCGTTTCAATATTTATTTTTTCGGTATATTGCATTGAAATACAAACCGCTATCTATTGAGGAAATCAAATATTTTCTATTTACGTCCATCGTCCCAAATACGTAATCGACTGCACCCTTGTATTGTTCATATTTTTTGCGAAATTTAAAATATGAAAAAGTGTATAGAGGTACCGTAAATAAATAACTATACTGTCAAAACTCGATTCTACAATGTTACAAAAACCGATTACTATTATCATTCAATTGTGCGCGCAAAGATCATGCGCAGGGACAGTTCGGGATATACTGCGAAGTAAACTTATACATCGAATAGAAGAGCACAGTGAGTATTGCATTTCCGGCAACCATAAAACCGCATATAATGAAACGTGTCGACTGAATGGGTTGACGCGATTGGACATAGATATTGATCTATCGATGGTGATTGACAAACATTTATTGCTAACTAAAACCGGAGGGTGTTTATCGTGGTTCGTAAAACCATTATGTAAGACGGCATATGTCATCAACCGTATAGAGTCTGAAATATATTATGTAATAAAGCGAATATTACGTAATGTAGATCCGATGGGATTGGGGGTATCTATACAAAATATTCAAATCATAAATTGAAATTGTGCACTTAGAGACCTCCGGGGAATCCGACTAGATTGGCACCAATACCGAATCCAGCACCTCCGCGCGCGGAAGTACCCATTGCAGGGACGAAGACGTCCAACACGGCAAAGGTGGCCGCGGCGGTCAAGGCGATCACAATGACCTCCTCGGCTTTGAGAGACTGCTTGGGAATAGCGTAGGCCGCAATTGCAACCATAAGACCCTCGACCAAATACTTGATCACACGTTTAATAAGTTCTTGGATGTCAAACATAGCACTCATTCTATTTATATATATTTGCGCGAAAAAAAAATGGATGAATGATAAAATCTATTCCGAAAGAAAACACTTAAATACTATTATTCTTATTTTAGTATAAGATGACCGAGTTCGAACGTAAGACTTTGCCGAATGGAATGACGAATCCTAAATATGTGGATGTATTGGACGAGGACGAGGGAATTGCGGGCCAGCGTTTTTCTTGCATGTCTTTTATTTCCCCCGATAAGATTTTGGAGAAGCGCGAATTGTTTGTGTTCGACAAGTTCGTTCAGGAATATGATTTTACTAAATCTATGAATAAATTCGGAGATTTTATCAACTTTGTTAGTTATAAATATAATCTAAATGTGGAGAAGGTATTTGGCGATTTCAATGAATTTTGCAGAGAAGAGGAAGAACGCCTAAAGGCGGGTTCGGTTAAGGACGATTACCAAAATTTTTTGGATAAGAATGAGGATCGATTTACGGAGCAATTCCAGAGGGAGCATGCTTTCCAGACATCCGTTCGTGGTCTAAAGAACCGTGGCAATTTCCCCTCCCAGGAAGAGGCCGAAATGCATTGCAAGAAGTTGCGCGAAAAGGATCCCAACCATGATATTTTTGTGGCGCCCGTTGGTGTTTGGTTGCCATGGGACCCCAATGCATATAAGACGGGTCGCGTTGAGTTTATGGAGGAGGAACTCAATAAGTTGCATCAGGAAAAGATGAAGAATGAGAAGAAGGCAAAAGAGGAGTTTGATAAGCGTGTAAAGGATACCAAGCGCAAGGCAATCGAAGAGAATATTAAAAAGGCAGAGGAATCCGGTAACAAACTCACGCAGACGATTAATGCGGAGGGCGAGTTGGTGGGTGTGCGCGATATTGTGGATTTTGCGAGTCGCGAGGTGGCGGACGAGGAAGGTCGCAAGAAGCACGAGGACGATTTGATGGAAAAGTCCAGAATGTTCAAGCACGCTGCAAATATTCGCGATGAGATGTAAAATGTCATGCAAATATAGTTTTTAGTTCAAATTTATGCAAATATTACGCATACATTTGAATGGGTACATCCGTTGAATTTTTTCGTAGTTTGGTGAGGATTTAAATGTGCAAATGTGTATAGTGATATTTGCATGCCTTCCAATAAAAAATTACATGCGATTCAAGATCGAAAAGATATTATCAACCCGCCCATTTCTAATGGGGATCCAACCCTACTCGGTTATAGACGGAATCGGACGGGGGGCGACAATTATGCAACAGAATCAGACCAGTTTATCGATTTAGATAAGTTGATAATAGGCGAACACGTTATTATGCAGGTAGGACCCGGATTGTCTTATGCACCGGGTCAAGAAATTGTTTGTGGGTATAATGATTTGAATTACTTCCACGCCATTGTTACATCGTATAATCGGAATGCGAGTCCTTTATCCGTGAATATTTCATATATTTGCGGAACGATTGCGCAGTCAAAATGGTATGTGAATTTAAGAGGCGCGCCCGGAAGATGTGGACCCAAGGGTGACAAGGGCGAAAAGGGCGAAAAGGGTTCAGAATATTTCACTACATTGCACGAATATATCAACTTACATAATTTGCATACCGGCGATATAGAAGAATATACTTTAGAGACAAATTTGGCATATACAGTCGGGCAAGTTCTATTATTTGCATGTGATAATGAACACTTTTTTACCGGACGCGTGAATAAGTATGACCGACACACGGGTAATATAAATATAACAGTGCAAATGATTAAGGGAACGGTATCTGGGGTTACCTGGTCTATAAATATAACGGGAATGCCGTGCGCGACTGATTTAATT